CTGTGATGTTTTCGTTAGTTGACTTTGGAAATGCTGGGCGTCCAGTGCGAGACAGTTGGTTGTCGGTGAGCGTAACCTTGAATGACATTGTATATATTTGTATACACACTATTTCTTTAAGTAGAAAATAATTCAATTTTTACATTATTATATTTAAACACTATATAATAGTGTCAGGACTATCCTCACGGGTACGATAGAGCACTGAAAAAACCAGACTCGCTACCGCTACAGGCTGATCACCATCGCTGTTTAGGTTGATGTTGGTAGATTCCAGCTTACAGTCTTTGTAAATCTTGGGAAGATTTGGATCACGAAAAACTGCTCTCTCGGCTTCCATAGCCAGATTATCAACTGCCACATTTGCGCCCGCAGCAGCTTTAGCGTAGCATTCAACGGTAATTTTAACAATCCTGTCTTGCGAGCGGGGCGGGCTAATGGTACCGGTTATAACTTCCTCGTTACCTGAAAATATAATAATAGCCGGCAAAGCCCCCGCTTCCATAGAATATAGCCTGCTGTCAAACACATTGATGCCTGCTGCTGTTTTGCCTTTTAAGGCACGGACAAAAGCCTGCCTTATCGATGTTCTGGCGTGTGCCATTTTTTTCTCTTTTGTTATTGTTTTTCAAGTATCAAAGAAGCCCAGCCGCTGCCGTCCGGTTTTATTTCCACAATACGAAAATTCTGCCCGTTAACGGTAAGTAAATCGCCATATTCCGCCGATATCATTGACTTTGCGGCGCATTCAAAAACTGGTCTGCTGCCGCTAATCCCTGCCATTCCGCCGTCTATCTCCAGATATTCATTAGCCAAAATCCCTGTGACGAAATAAGGCTGCCCTTGGCTAGGTGTAACCTTTGCCTTTACTGCAAATCCTTGCTCCTCATCCAAAAACTCTCTAAAATCTTCCTGAAATGGCATGCGGTTTTATGTATTGTGCTTTCTATTGCCGTCCTGCAGATTCGTAGAGACGGGGTAGATGGCTTACTTCCTCAGTACTGCAAAGCTTTCGGCGTGTCTGATGGCTATGTCGACATCCTGCATAAGGCGGATTCTGATGCCGCCGCTTGTGCCCAAGGTGTAGGGGTCGACTAAAACATCTAGTACGCCCCACTGGCCGATAATGAGATCGCCAAAGTTGCCAAACAGCAAAGTATCTGCCGGCATCTGATTAGTGGTGCAAGCCCTGTAACCATTGAGATAACCAAAACCTGACTCACCGCTAGCGTTTTCCCAGAGGAACTGCGCCGTATGCTCCGCTTTCTCGGTCTGTTTCAGTATCCCACGCATATTTGCGTTACATAAATATCCAAGGCTGCCTATGTCGGCGTTTTTAGCGGCTATTTTGCTCTCTAAATCAACTATTTTGCCCCAGCTGATTTTATTGTCATCGGCAAAAATAACTGACTCTATACCTTTGGTTTTGAGTATGCCGGCAGGCTCGTTGCCTATACCGCTGCCGTTAATGGCCGCCCGATCAATCTCAAGAGCGATAACGGTGGCAAGGTCGTTTCTGACCAGACTTTCAATGTCGGGACTGGATTGCAGCACCAGTTTTCGGGTAAAATCCGTATAGGCGGCGACGCTCCTTGGCGAGAGAGTAACCTGACCGAATGATTGCTGAGAGTGCTGCGGGCTTTTCCCCTCAGATACCCAGAAAGCGGTAGCTCCGCCGGTCTGCTTCGGTATCGCTACGTCTCCTTGCAACCCGCTCATGACCTTAGCCCCCATTTGCCCCACCATGATTTTATTGCGGAGCAAGTCAATGAAGCTGCCGCTTTGGTAATCGGTACCAACCAGATATCCTCCGGCTGCGTTAGTCAGTTTTTGCAGATTACGTGACTCAAAACCCCGTTGTTCCATAACCACATCAAGGGGTACAAAGAAGCTTGCCGGCTCTCTGCCGATTCTTTTGGCGACTGCGCTTGACGCTTCTTTCTCAAGCTCCGCCTCACTCCAGTTACCGGTAGAGGCTGCTCTTATTGCCCGCAAAATTGAGAAACTGCGTACTTCCTTATCGCTCATGCCAATTATTGCCTGATCAGGGGAGGAGGTATTGATTGTAGGGCAGTGGCTTAACTGCTCCAATACCTTCTGTCTGAAACTGTCTACAGATTTGTTTTCACGTATAAACTCCATCGCTGCCTCTCGCATATTGTGTCTGTCACCTAGGGCGATGATTTCAGATACTCTGTCAGTCTCATCCTGTCTGATTTGAGCGGGGTTAAAGCCGCTATTCAGTGCTACTCTTGGGGCTTCATTATCATTTGTTTCGTTCTTCATATTATTACTCCTCACGTTAAAAATTGTTTGCTCTTCATTATTATTTCTGCCAATACCAACCGTATGGTCAGCGGGAATTGACACCAGCGACACCTCCAGCGGCTCCCATTTATTAATCCGGTAAATGCCGGGCTGATTGTCTTTCGCTTCCCGCTCTAAGGTAATCCCATCTTGTAGATAACGATAGCCAACAGAGATATTGCTCTTGATACCGTCAACTACATCTCTGTAGCTGCTTTCCGCCAGTTTACTTTTTCCAAACCTTATTCTCGCTCGTGCCTTGCCATCTGTGGCTATTTCAGCTGCCTCAACAACCCCGATCTGCTTTGCGGGATCATGATCAAGTAGCAGTGGAGCTCTGCCGGATTTAAGCCAATCAAGCCTGACGCTTTCGCTTTTGTGATCCAGTATCTCAAGGCCGAAAAATCGCTCCACCGGCTCCTCACTGGAAAAAGAAACGGAAAAGCTTCGATCTTCTTTGTTATCCTTTTCTCTTTCTATCAGGCTGTGCCGGTATAATATTCCTGTTTTAATCGTCTGATTCGTCATTACTCGTTACCTCCGGTTTTTCATTTTTTTGATCATCAAGCTTTAATCCATATTTTCTGGCCAGCTCTTCCTCAAATACTATCTGCTGAAATATTTCCTCGATGTCGTTACCATGATCAGCCGCTATCTGGTTTCTTGTTCTGGTCTTTTGGGCTATGGCGATTTCATTTGCGTGACTGTCTTTTAAAGGATCAACCCATGCCCAGCCTCTAGCCCGCCAGATCGGGTTGTTATATTTATCAAAATCCCTTATGTTCAAATTAAGCTTGCCACAAGTCATCGCCATAAGCAGCCAGCTCTCAAACACTCTATTGCAAAAATGCTCAATCACCCAATTCTGAAGTACCCGCCAGCTGTCACGATCCTCAAGGCTACCATGCCTGATTGAGGAAAAATTGACATTTTCCAGATCATTCGCCAAAGTAGCGTAGGAAATATCAAGGCCGCTGGCTATCCCTCTGAGGATCGACTTCTCAAAATCGGCAAAGCTCGAATTGGGGTGGTTTGGGTCGAACATTTTAACATCCATCCCTGACGGTAGCTGCTCAAAAGTGCCCGGATCCGCTTCCATGATTTTATTACCGAAAGCATCCTCGGCGCCCGTATAACCGGCACCATCGCCTGAGACAAAAAACCCCATCTTTGAGGCTCCAACCCTTGCCGCTACCAGCTCCGCCTCCTCATACCCGGCCAGCATCCTCAGGCGCGTCATGGCGCTATGCATCCACGGAACACCCCGGCTTTGGCTCGGGCGATCCATAATAAAAGCATGAATAATCTGCCTAGCTGGTATGCGTTGGTATTTTTGACCAGACCTGTTACTAAATAATTCCCCCGGATGGGTTGTTAGCAGGTGATAGGCAATAGGCCTGTTCCATTTGTTAAATTCAATGCCCATTCTGATATAGTTGCCGGAGGGCAAAGATTGGTTTAAATCCTCATCCAGATGATCAGCCTCGATAAACTGCAGAGCAAAATTAAACGGATTATCGAAACCCTTAACCAGACGGACGATAACCTCGCCGTCACGGGCTACCGATTCTAAAAACAATTTCTGACAGTCAATCCATGACAGGCGGCCGCAGGCGGTACAATTGCCACGCTTAGCCCAAAGGGCAAACTGCTCCAGTATTTGGCTATTCTCGATGCTTAAGGGCTCGCCCTTATTATCAGTCGCTCTGATTTGCAAACGAATCCCGTTGTTACCGATCACATTGGTAGAAGTACGCTTTAAAAATCTTCTGGCGTAATCATTATTGATACAAAGCTCTCTTGATCTATTCCTCAGAGTTTTAAGGTCTCTGTATAGCTCAAAATCAGCTGAAGTAGCGCCCATTATCCAGTCAGCGGTTAACCTGTCCTTGATAGCGGCTGCGTACTTTCTTTTGACGAGAGCTTTGGGCTTAAAGAAGTTAAAGAGTTTCATGTAAAGAATTTTATGAGTTGCCGAATCTGACCTTGATGATACCGCCTGATTTGAGTCCCTTGCTAAGGCGTTCCCGGTTTATCTCCCTTACCAGTTCTGCCCTGTAAACATCCCGCCATTTAAGTAATTCCGTAGGGTTAAGGCGTGACAGGCTGCGACCCGCTATGCTGTAGCTGAGCTGATCACGGCTGGCTTTACCCAAAATAGTAGCCTCCAGAGCGTCCAGTGTTTTTTTAACATGAGAACGCCCGTCATAACTATCAAGCAAAGCTAAATTGGGCTTGACCTCAAGCGTTCCCTCCAAGACAGTCTGTTGATCCTCAGCTTTAAATACGGTAGCCTGCCACCAATAGATACCTGCTTTATGTTGCAGCGTTTCCTTAGCGCTTAAGGTAACACGGTAATGATCGGCTTTCGGTAGAGCCGCTAGATTAAAGCTGCTTTCAAAATTGCGGAAAGAGTAAAATAATCCCCAGCCCTCACTTGGTGGGTATCCTTCCAGATACCGCTCCCATTCCACGCTGTCACCTGCCGTGAAGAATTTGGGCTCAATGTTTAATGTTTGCATGAGTTTAATGTAATCAGTCACCAGTTTTTGACAAAACCAGCTTTTGTGTCTCTTTTAAAATTAAAAAATTTGCTTGAAGTAACAGGGTCTGTATGTTTTATTTGATCAGTTGCTTGCTGCTGTGGTTTTTCCTTTTTTAACTTGGCTGCAAGCAGCTCTAAATTGGGATTCAGTATATGCAAGGCAGCCAAGGCGTAAACCCTGCAATCAAGGGCTTCGTTACGTCTTCCTGCCGGTTTTTCCCATTTACGCACAGGGAAGCCTTTATTGTAACGAGTTACTACCTTTTCAGCTGTCAGCTGCTTAAAATAGCTCTCGTCATAATGAGTCGGAAAATGGCAGTATCCTGCCCCAAGTTCAGTAATTTTAAGCCTGCTATAAATTAGTTCTTTTGCTGTATCAGTACCGATTGCAAAAAGCTTTACCCGCATTCGGTTACTTATTGTCGGTCTGCCAACTAATGCCTTGCCGCTAATTGATGAGCCTTTAACTGCGAATATTCTGCGTGGCTGTCTTTTTTTGCAGTAAGCATAGACGGACTGTGTATGATGACCGCCTGAGTCAATACAGACGCAGGATATACGTAAGTTAATACCGCTCTCGTGGGGAATAGTTTGCTCAAGTAATATATCCAGATCATCCCACGCCTCACTCCTTGCCGGATCGCCATGTATTACCCTGTAGCTCAGAGACCAGCTCTCCTCACGGATGCCCCAGCCAACAATCTCAATTTCCAAACGGTCATCCTGTACGTCAACACCGGCGGTGATAACCACCACGCCGCTGGGAGCCACATCACCCCAGTTTTCTTTGCGGCTAAGGAGGGAAGTTTCATCGACCCTGTCGCCGCCTTCCTCCCAAGTTTCACCAAGAGTAGTATTGATCCATGTTTTAAGAAGCTCAGGGCTAAGTTTAGCCCTCAGGAATTCAGAGACAATTCTTGACCACGGCACCCAAGGGGAGTAAAGCTCGTTTAAATGGAAACCGGCAATATTGCCTGTTACCCCCTCAAGCCGCCATTCCCCCTTTTCCAACATTGCCGGCTTATCCGTATCCTGTAAAACGCAGCCGTTTACCTCGCAGACATAATGAGCGGACTCTGGCCTGACTAAATTTTCTTTATCCTTTTCCCACTTTAACTGTCCCCATTTGAGCGTCTGGTATTCCCCGCAGGATTTGCAGGGCACATAGTAACGCCTCTGATCACTCTGCAAATAAGCTGCCTCAATTCTGCTTAAGTCCTTAATTGTAGGGGTAGAAGTTAGCACTATCTTCCTGTTCCAAAAAGTAGTAGCTCTTTTCTTCGCTAAATTAACGGGATCGCCCTCTGAGCCTGCGCTTGCGGGATAGCGATCAACTTCATCACAAAGCACCAGACGGACTGGCCTGCTGGCGAGTGATGACGGCGAATTGCTGCCGGCCATCGTGATTTGACCGCCCGGGAAACGCTTGTAAAGTATCCTGTTACCTGAATCTCTGCTCCTTGGGTCTTTGATTAAATCCCTAAACACTTCACTGTCCCGCAGCATGGGACTTAAGCGATCGGTTGACCAGCTTTCAGCCAGTTTTTCAGTTGGCTGCACTACCAGCATGGGCGCCGGGTCTTGGTGAATATAGTATCCTACAATATTATTAATGATCTCAGTCTTGCCCACCTGCGCCGATGACATCACTACCACCGTTTCAATAGCAGGATCATTTATTGCGTTCATGATTTCCCGCTGATATGGAGCTCTGGCGGTGTTCCATCTGCCCGGCTCAGCTGAAGCCTCACTTGACAATTTACGGTAATTATCAGCCCATGCGCTGACTGTCAGCTTCGGGGGCGGAGTCAACTTTCTGCTGACTGCTTGGGTTAGCTGAATCTTCTTCATCGCCATGTTTGCTAAGCTCCGTTAAGGCGTCATATATTTCATCTTCAAGTATCTGTTCAATTTTAGCGAAATCACTACCGACAGCAGCCAGTGGACGCACCAGCTTACTTGGTATCGCCAGCATCCTCGCACGAAAAACCAGTACAAGATTACTCCAGCTAAACTCTACTTCTGAAGCCTCGATATATTTGTCCTTCAAAACCTCCAGCTCCAATTCAGCTTTTTCCGCCTGAGCTTTGAGCAGACGTAATTTTTCAGTCGCCAGATCACTACCACTATTGCTTTTGATCATTTGTTTCTCTAACAAATATTGTCCGTAAGCTTTAATGCAAAGGGATAAATTATAACTACTATTAATTGGAGCAGGCAACACTCTTTCCTGTACCAGTTGCTGCACCCGCCGCTCACTTAAAGATAGAGCCTTGGCAATATCTGATACTTTATCGCTGGTGTTCATGATTTATATGTGGAGTTAAAGTAAAATGCAGACAAATTGTCGACAGTTCAATCAATGATAATTTGTCACGGTTTGCGTATTCTTAATCAGCAACTGTACGATTTTTTCGTACAGTTAGAGTCCGTGACAGTTTGTCACGATGTGAGTAACGAAACCGATGATTTCGTTGATAAATTTCGCTATTTTAAGGTCTGTAAGGCTTATTCTTAAAGGATTTATTATAAAGGCCGAAACGAAATGCGTAAAAATTTTTTGTCGCTAGGAAGGGTGCGGGGTGGCCAGACACCCACGGTTGCAAGTCTCAGGGAGTACCTTAGCCGCTTGGATACAGGTCTTGCTGTTATTCTCTAGAGCTGCTTTTACGTCATCTTGCTGTCCTCATTGCATAGTTAAAGCTCTCGGTAAACACTCTGTCAAAGCCTTTGTTAAAGCTGTTTACGGCTATTCTTTTAAATCCAAACCTAGGTCTGATCTTTGCCTGCGGCGTAAGGCTATATAGCCTTTGCAACTTTTGATTACTAATCCTCTTGTAGATAGTGCTGCCAAGCCTGAAGATGCTGCGATCCCCTTGGGCTGCTCTTAGTGCTTTTGAACTCCTTTGTCTTTTTGGAACATTGCCTGTCGGTACTGCTAAGTTATTTCCTAAATATGGGATTCTGGTACCGCCTTCTTCCTGCAGCTGAGCAAAGTGGGCTCCGGTATAAACCGATGCTACTAACTGCTGTTTATTCGCAAAACTGACCTTAATGCCTGTCCTCTGCCGTTTATCGTACCATCTGTTACTGTTGTTAAAAACCTTCTGTACGTTCCCACAAATATCTTCCTGTGCCTTGACTGCTAACTTATTTAAAGTCAGATTGATTGCAAACGGCAGCTGCTTCTTTTCCATATCATCCATGCAGCGGGCTAGCCTGTTTATGTCAGCTCTTATGTCCACAGTGAAAGTCATATAATCCTACTCTACTACAGGTCTGTATTTGGTACCCTGCAGCATGGCTCCGATTCCTATGATTACGCCTGTCCCAAGATCACCCGTTACCTTGATCACCGGCCTGATATAACGCTTATCACCGATGTAAGCCGCCATATAAGCCGTATTCGCTGCAGGCGCCGCTTTCAGGTGGGCAAAAGTACCGGTAGCAAGCAGGTTAGGAACACTGCCTAAAACTTCGCTGTCAGGGCAATCTGTGAAGTTCACATTGTCGTTTGAATGAGTCAGCCTGATCTGCACGTGCTTGTCATCTGCAGGCTCAACATTGGCTGCTCCAATCATCACCGTAAAGCTTGCGCTGTCAAAGCCTGTTATATCCAGCGCCTCTATGTCTGCCTTATCGGCGGCAATCGCTACCGGTGCCAAGAGCTGGTTAAATCTGCTGTTGCTTCTTTCTTCTCTGATTACTGCCATGATTCCCTCTTAATTTTTGTTGGTTAAAGCTTTGAAGGCTTACTATTCCACCGTTAC